TGGACACTGATTAAGAATGGTGTCTTTGAAAGACTTGAGTATCCTTGGTTTGCTCCCAAGATGCAAGTGTTCGATAGTGGAAATGTACAGGATATGTGCGGAGAAGATGTATCGTTCTGTTTAGATGCAAAGAAAGAAGGTATGGTAACGTGGTGTGACCCACGAATAAGAGTCGGTCATGAGAAGACGAGAGTAATCTAATGGCTGGTCTCATCTTTATATTGATAATCTTCGTGATTATCTACATGTTATATTTTTACAATCCACATACATAGGAGGTTATTATGGTTAAAGGTAAATTAGAAAGAAAGTATAAACTTATACATAATGGGCGCGAACTCTCCAAAGGTTTGTTGAGTGAAGCAGGCAAGTATGATGCAATGCAGATACTGGTTCAGAGATTTGACGAGGGAATGGAAAATGCGATTGACCCTGACGAAGTTGAAGTCATTGACGTAACCAAGGAGAAATAATGGAAGTTCCTTTTTATGATTTTCCAGAATCACCAATACTGATTGTTGGCTTTCTTGGTATTATGTTCACTCTTGTATTATTATACGTTGTCAATCGAGATTATTTTGCGTCACCTTTAAATCGTGACAGGAGAACAAAGTAATGGCAGTTCGTTTTAATCCAGGCACACCTACCATTGAGTCAAGACCAAAGAAGACTCGTCAAGGTAAATCAGTCAACACAAAACTCTCTGCGACTAGTCGCAATAAATCAAAGAAGAAGTATCGAGGTCAGGGTCGTTAATGTATTGTCGCATTCGATTAAAAGACACAAACTATCAGGAGTATCATAACTATCGGATTCTTGATAGTTCTTCTTTTGGTCGATGCTTAGAGATATATAAACAATACGTTGAGTATAAAGGTTTTGAAGATGTAGTTCCAATCTTTCGAGAAGAATTTGAACTCGACCACTCTGATATCATTGGTTATTATGACGGCAATGAACTGGTTGCATTTACTCTTGCATACCGTTTCAAGAGTGTCAATAGTGTGTGGGCAGACCAGTTTGCATGGAACTATCACAATAAGAAGTTAAGTTTAGGTCACAAGGCCAATAAGAGTGAGATTGCACTATATAAGAGATTAGGTTATGATTACTATTATCTGGGTGAATCATCAGATTACAAATCAAAATTAGACGGATACGAAATTTCGGACTTTTTTAAGACATGGCAAACTACATAGCAAATCTTCCGACAAAGAAGGTATGGGTCAGAAAAGAATATTTGACAGACTTTCAATCAGGTCATGGTGAATTTGTCGAAGGATTATGGGTAACTGCAAAATCAATACAAGGTCGTGCCTTTTATTTTGAGACTTATCTTCCTGAGTATGGTGCAATGTATGATAAGTTACCAATCAGCGCTTTTCTCTCCTCTCCGAAAACACCAGACCCCGATATGGATTTGGTCAATCTTCAGTTTTGGAACTGTATGGACTATGATTTTACGGTCATCGTGAAACAATTTGTCGCACCAATGGAATGGGAACTGCGTACAAGACACTTTGGCAATCAAAAAGGACAATACATTTGTACTCTTGATAACTATCATGGTGATTTTGACCAGATTGATGCGTCCACAAGTGAAATGCCAGACGAACATAAGTCATTTAATCTGATTCAGCTAAGAAATGGTCAGTTTGCATTGTATCCAAACAATAGATGTCGCATCTATGACACTTCTATGACGCCTGAAAAGGTCAAAACTCCTGACTTTAAGGTATCTACAAGAATATTTGAAGTTGAAAATGACGTGAACTGGGGTCGATTAGGCGATTGTGACGATTATTTCTGGACAACACCTGATGAAAGGTCAGTTGATATGAATGTAGGTGCTGGAAATACTGCATATGGACGACAAAACTAGATATATTTTACATTGGATTGGTCAATTATCAAAAATTCGACCAGAATTAGGTAATTTTGCGATATGTCCTTATGCATCAAACGCTAATTTTAAGATTTTAGATGAAAAATTATGTAAAATTGTGCCAAAACCAGATTTTGACGTTGTAATTTACATTGTTGAAGATAATATTAATGCACAATTTCTATATGAAGCTGTAGATGACTATAATCGTAACTATCCTGACTATAAATTTATTGCAGATCACGGAAAAACGAAGACATATATACAAAATGTACAAACAAGTAACGGAAAATACAATTTAGTGTTGTGTCAACCAAGAAAAGAACTTACAGAAGCAAGAAAAAAACTTGCAAAAACAGATTATTATGATTATTGGGATGAATCTTATCTCAGAGAGGTGTTAGAAGATGATTTTTCAGAGGTAATTGAGTAAAATGTCAGAACATTTGATACTAGATGTCTATGATGGGTACTTTGAGGACTTAAATAGTCCAAATTTTCTTCGTGATATCTTCACTCGTGCAATTTTGAAGGCAGAGATGACAATATTGAACGAATATACACATAAATTTAGTCCAATTGGTGTTACATGTCTTTTTGCACTCTCTGAAAGTCATGTTTCTTGTCATACTTGGCCTGAATCTGGTCGAATGAACGCAGATTTCTTCACTTGTGGCGAAAAAGACCCAAGAATTTGTGCTAAATATATCATTGACGCTTTAGAATCAGAAAAATATCGAATTAGAGTCGTAAAAAGATAAAAAAAGCGGTATAAATAAAAACAGGAAACTTTTTGTGTAAATAGTGGCTTCTAGGGCATTCAAAGATATCAACTTATCCTTCAAACGTCATCCTGTGACGAATGATGTGGTGACTATTCGTAATGAAGATGCTATAAAAAGGTCTGTAAAGAACATAATTTTTACAATTCTTGGGGAAAAACCATTTATACCTCTATTTGGTTCAGTAATTAATGAATCTTTATTTGATTTAAATACAAATTTAAGTGAAATAAGAATTACAGATGAAATCAAGTCATCTCTACTTAACTATGAACCTAGAATTGATAATGTTGAGGTAACTGTGCAAGTATCACCAGACCGAAATGAAATGAATTGTACAGTTCAATATGATATTGTTGGTATTCCCGCTCCAACACAAGAAGTAGACGTTCTCTTATTCCCAGCTAGAGTATAATGGCCTTTGGACAATATGTTAATTTAGATTTTGATCAAATCAAGACATCCATCAGAGATTATCTGAGGGCAAATACTAATTTTACGGATTATGACTTTGAGGGGTCTAACCTTTCGATAATTATTGACGCATTAGCATATAATACATATACGACTGCTTATAATACTAACATGGCAGCGAACGAGTGTTTTCTTGACTCCGCTACACTTCGAGAAAACGTTGTTGCACTTGCCAGAAACATCGGATACGTTCCAAGATCTCGTAGATCATCAAGAGCAAGAATATCTTTTACTGTAGATGGTCTAGTAGACACATCAACACTTACAATTAACGCTGGTGTCATTTGTAATGGTGCTGGAGAGAACACAAACTTCATATTTTGCATTCCAGAAGACATTACAGTCCCTGTAGTGAACGGATTTGCAGAATTTACGAATATTGAGATATATGAGGGTGTTTTTATTTCACAAACCTTTACTGTTGACACTTCTTTGTTTAATCAAAGATATATTCTTGATAATTCATTTATCGATACATCAACAATCAAAGTTAAAGTTAAACCATCGTCCTCATCAACTTCATCAGTTACCTATACACAAATTGACAACATTGTAGGCGTAACATCAACATCAAATTCTTACTTGTTACAAGAAATTGAGGATGAAAGATATGAATTAGTCTTTGGTGATGATGTAATTGCTAAAAAACTGTCAAATAGTAATGAAGTTACGGTTTCTTACATTGTAACTGACGGAAGAGATGGAAATGGTGCTTCAGAATTTAGTTTTGTAGGAAATATTACAAATCAAGATGGTGCAGCTATTAATGCTGACCTTATATCGCTTGTTTCAACTGATGAAAAGTCAAGAGATGGTGATGATATCGAATCAATCTCATCAATTAAGTATTTTGCACCAAGAATTTACTCTTCTCAGTATCGTGCAGTCACATCATCTGATTATGAGTCAGTTTTAGGTTTCATTTATCCAAACGTTGAGTCTGTAACTGCTTTTGGTGGTGAGGAGATGAGTCCACCTCGTTTTGGTAAAGTTTTTATCTCCGTAAAACCTCGAAATGGTGATTTCTTATCAGATGAGACAAAAAGAGAGTTAATTCAAAGATTGAAGAGTTATGCAGTTGCTGGAATTGTGCCAGAATTTGTTGATTTAAAATATTTGTATGTTGAACTTAATGCAACACCATATTATAACCCAAGTTTAAACGATGATTCAGATAATCTTAAAACTGGTGTCTCAAATGCATTAACTCAATATTCACGTTCAATAGATGTAAATAAATTTGGTGGTAGATTCAAATATAGTAAGGCTGTATCACTCATTGATAGTGTTGATTCATCAATTACATCAAATATCACTCTTGTTACGATTCGACGTAATCTAAAAGCAGTTTTAGGTCAATTTGCTCAATATGAGGTTTGTTATGGTAATCGATTCCATACTCAAGAGAGTTCATATAATGTAGTGTCAACTGGATTTACAATAGAAGGTGTTACAGGTGTTGTTTATCTTGCTGATGAGGTAATAAATCGTGAAAAAGGTCGAATTTTCTTCTTTACATACATTGAGGGCGGAACTCCAAATATTGTGAAGAAAAATGCTGGAACTGTCGATTACATGACTGGTGAAGTCCTTATAGATACTGTAAATATACTTTCAACGGTGGTTGCGAACGGTGTGGTTGAAATTCAAGCAATTCCACACTCAAATGATATCGTAGGACTTCGTGATTTATATGTCAAGTTCGATATGACAAACACAACGATTAACATGGTTCAAGATTTAATTGCATCAGGTGAAAATACATCTGGTTCAAGATTTGTTCATACTCATAGTTACTACACTCCGACTTTTACTAGAAAATCTAACTCTCCTGTATCAACCGCTGCAGCGATTCTTCCATCAACAGCCTCTTCAACTGCAACCACGACAACAAGTGGTGGAACTTACTCAGGTTCAACTATGGGTTCAACAACTACTACTAACACGACTCCTACATCCTCATCAGGTGGCGGATCTAGCTACGGTGGCGGATATTAATGATAGACACATCAATACAAAGAGTTGAAATCAATCAGGTAATTGAAAATCAGTTACCTGAGTTTGTACAGTCTGAAAGTCCACTTTTTGTGGATTTTATGAAACAATATTATATCTCTCAAGAATATCAGGGTGGTTCAATAAACATTGCTGAGAATCTTGACAGATATACTAAACTACAAACCTACGTTGGTGCTGCACTCACCGAATATACTGGATTATCAACAGATACAGAATCTTACTCAGATACTATTTTTGTAGATTCAACAAAAGGATATCCAAGTAAGTATGGTCTGTTAAAAATTGATGATGAAATTATTACATACACTGGTGTTGGAACCACATCATTTACAGGTTGTGTTCGTGGATTTAGTGGTGTTGATAATATGGATCAACCCACAAGACCTGATTTATTATCATTTAATACGACTGTAGGCGCATCTCATACTGGTGGTAGTAAAGTTCATAATTTATCAAATCTTTTCATTCGTGAATTTTTTAGTAAGTTAAAAACAACTTACGCAAGTGGTTTTGAAAATCGTAAGTTAAGTAGCAATATAGACCAAGTTAAATTTATTCGTCAAGTTAAAGATTTTTATCGAACAAAAGGAACTGAAGAATCATATCGAATATTATTCAGAGTGTTGTATGGAAAAGAAGTTAATATTATCAAACCATCTGAATTTTTAATTAAACCATCAGATGCAGATTATGGATTTGCACAAGATTTTGTTGTTAAACCTATTACTGGAGATCCTCGTAATCTCAAAGGTTCAACACTTTTTCAAGACGCTGATGAAGATGACAGTAATATTAGAGGTGCTTCTGGTGCAATATCAGATGTAAAAGACTTTTTATATGATGGAGAACACTATTATCAAATTAGTGTATCTCAAGATTCAATTGATGGTAACTTCATAGTTCCAGGCAGAACTCGTGTTACAGATCCTGTGTCAATCGGTGGAACTGTAATTACAGTTGATACAACTGTTGGATTTCCTACAAGTGGTTCTCTGTCATTACCAACAGCAAGTGTCGCTGGTGTTGTAACTTATACAGGTAAAACATCAAACCAGTTTGTTGGAGTAGATACAGCTCTTGACACTTTAAGTATTGGAGATGATGTAAGATACAATAATGTCGCTTATGGATACTCTTTTGCAAATAATACACAAAAAATTGAAGTCTTAATTACAGGTGTATTAAAAGATTTTCCCATTCCTGACTCAACATTCTATTTTAACAAAGGGGATAAAGTTAGAGTAGGGTCATTTGGTATTAATAAAAGTTCTGAAGATGGTAATTTTAGTTCATGGGTTTACAATACCTCTGTGAAATTTACGCCAAAGACTGTTACCAGACAATCAAGTAGTAGTTTCAATATTACAACTCTTTCGGATCATGGATTATTAGAAGAGGATGCTATTGAAGTTTTAGATGGTCAATCTACTTTAGTTGCAGTTGGTCGTGTATTAAGTGTTGTTAGTAGTTCAACATTTATAGTCGGTGACTTGCCTGGTGTTGGTATAAACAATTTTGCATTTATTCGTAGAAGATTAAAGAGAGGTAATAGTTCTCTTCATGATAATATCACAAAATACACAACAGATGTTCAAAACGTATATGATCATGATAGTGATAATGCATTAGCGTTACCACCACATCCTCATATGTACGCTGCTTCACCTTCTCTTCCAAGTTTAGGTAACGAACCAATAGCAGCACCAGATCGTTCTATAACATGGACTGGCGCCACTGGAGGAGACCTCATACAGTTAATACAGGTCACAGAAGGTGCAGCGGATCATGGATTCTATTCTGGAGAAGTTGTCACATATAATGTGATTAGTGGTTTTCTAGGTCAACTTATTGATGGTAAAAACTATTATGTAAGTCGTGTTGATTCTAACAATATTCGTCTTGCAAACTCTTTACCTGACTTAGTAAATGGTGATTTTGTAGATGCAACTGGAAATGGAACATTCAAAATTTCTGTTCCTGATTTAGCGAACAAAAAACTTGATCATCAGAAATTATTAAAAAGATTCCCATTAAATCCAGTGTTTGATGGGGCAAGGCGTGAGACAGCGCCAGGCGCCACTGGCATGCTTGTAAATGGTACAGAGATACTAAACTATAAGTCAGGTGATGTTATATTTTTTGGTGGTGTTGAATCAATAGATGTTTTAGAAGGTGGATCTCAGTTCGATGTTATCACTCCACCAAAAGTTAGTGTTGAAAGTTTAACTGGTGCTGGTGTCAGTGCGACAGCAAATGTTAAAGGTCAGTTTGAGAGAATTGATATTATAGATCCAGGCTTTGACTATGTTGCACCACCAATCATAGAAATTAGTGGTGGTAATGGTGTAAACGCAATTGCAAGGTCAAGATTAAAACAAGTTGATCACTTTATGGATTTTGATGCATCATCTACAGGTAATGCAATCAATATCGCAGATGATACGATTGGTTTCGGAACTTTTCATAAGTTTCGTGATGGAGAGGCCGTAATATATAAAACATTTAATACTGGTGCAATTGGTATTGCGAGTGCTGGTATTACAACAACTTTAATTCAAAACAACCCAGATCAGAGACTTGTTGATGAATCAATCTATTTTGTGTCAAGAGTTAATCAAACAACAATTAAACTTGCAAATAATCAGAATGACGCAATAACAAAATCAAACTTAATTAACTTAACTGGTTTTGCTGATGGTTCACAAAGATTTCAAAGTTTAAGAAAGAAATTTGTTTTAGGTCAAATTATTATCGATAATCCTGGCGAAGGATATGAAAATAAGAGACGATTGATTCCTACTGCTGGTATTAATACATATTCTGATTTTATTGAATATACTAATCATGGATTTGAAGATGGAGAACTTATTCGTTATTCAAATAATGAAGTTAAGATTGGTGGTTTAGATACAGATCAAGATTACTATGTTTTGAAAGTTAGTGATAGTCGTTTTAGACTTGCATCTGCTGGCATCGGAACAACATTGTCCGATGCAAACTATCAGTCAAAACAGTTTGTTGGATTAACATCAGTTGGTTCTGGAGAACATGTATTTAACTATCCTCCAATTACTGTTCGTGTCAAGGGAACGGTTGGAATCAACACATCAGAACCAGAAAACTATCATGCGAGAGTAAATCCAATTGTAAGAGGTTCAATTACATCTATCAACGTCGAGAATGCTGGTCTTGGATATGGAAATGATTCCACGTTCAACTTTAGTATTCCTCCACAAGTAAGAGTATCTTCTGGTTCATCCTCAGAGTATAAGGCTATTGTTACTAACGGAAAAATACAATCTGTAATTGTTACTCGCTCTGGTGCAGAATATACATCTGCCCCTGATTTAACAATTTTGGGTGATGGTGTCGGTGCAAAAATAATATCATCGATTAGTAATGGAAGAGTTGATCAAGTTACTATTGATAATGGTGGTGTTGGATATTCAACTGCGAGTGTTGGAGTTCAAGAAGTTATTCCTGGCACAGGCGCTGTATTTTTACCAAAGATTAGATCTTGGGCAGTTAATAATGTCAAAAGATATGAAGATATATTCTATGGAGATGATGGTTTCTTAACAAGAGGTAATAATGACGAGGGGATTAAATTTACATCATATTATGTACCAAGAGGTCTTAGAAAAATATTAAAATCAAAAAATAGTGATGGAACGATTGATTACACGTCAAATGATTTAAATCTTTTAAACAACGCAGAACAAGTTTCTCTCAACCACTCACCGATTATTGGTTGGGCATATGATGGTAATCCAATATATGGCCCATATGGATATGACCGCAAAGATGGTGGTATTGTAAGACTCATGAGATCTGGATATTCTCTCAAGACAACAAGAGAGAATGGCCCTCCAATATCCACATTCCCACTTGGATTCTTTATTGAAGATTATGAGTTTCTTGGAAATGGTGATTTAGACGAAAATAATGGAAGATATTGTATTACGCCAGATTATCCAGCTGGAACTTTCGCTTATTTTGCAACAATTAATCCAAATGAAAATGAGACAAGTGGAACATTTAAAAACTTCCGTTCGCCAGTATTCCCATATCTGATTGGTGCAAATTATGCTGCACAACCTGATGAGTTTAATTTTGTAGAAACAAATAATCAAGATTTAGACTTAAACACTTTAAATTTAAGAAGAAATACAAATCCATATAAACTTGAGGGATCTGGAGCAGATTATGAAGGAATACATGATAGTCGTAAGAAGGTTGATCAAGAAGTTGAAGTTAACTATGCATCAGCTGGTAGAGTTGACCGATATGAATTATTAAGTGCTGGAACAGGATATCAAGTCAAAGATGACCTTAGAATTCAAAATTTAGGAAAAGGAAATGGATTCTCTGGTGAAATATCAAGAGTTGAAGGTAAAGAAATTGTATCAATCGCTTCAACTGTAGTTAAGATTGAAAATATAGTATTTACTTATAATAATCAGAATGGACAAGTAACTGGACTATCATCCCAACCTCATGATTTAGTTGTTGGTGATGTTGTGACCATATCTGGACTTTCCACAGATTCCTTGAGAAGATTAGATGGTAGACATCAAATTGGATTTAATACATCATTCTTAATTCTAAACGCAGGCATTGGAACAACTGGTTCAACTGGCATGATTACAAATCTATCTGTGACTGGTGATTTATCTAGAAATGCGATTGCACCAAATGATGTTTTAGGTATTAATACAGAAAGATTTTTAGTTCTTAATGTAGATGATGTTAATGATAAGGTCAGAGTCAAGAGACAATTTGATGGTAGAATCGGATATCCTCCATCTTTGACTGGTATTGCACATACAAGTACATCTTTAATTACATCCTTAAATCGCAATATCACATTTAATCTAGGTATTAACACTGATATTCAAACCAGAGTTAATATTCCTTATTTCTTTAATCCTACAGAGAGTGTTGCGATAGGAACAGCATCTGGCGTTGGAATAGGATCAACAATTAGTTACTCATATAGAGTTATCGGTGGTGGTTCTACAGATAGATTTATTCCAACTCAGAGTATATTTTTACAAGATCATGGATTTGCCACTGGTGAAAAACTCATATATTCAAGTGATGACGGAACTCCTCTTTTAGTTTCTAATGGAATCAATGCAGTACCAAACTTTAGATTAACTAATAACTCTCCAGTATTTGCGATTAATCTTGGTAGAGACTTACTTGGTATATCTACAAATCCATTGGGTATTGGTTCAACTGGTTCAATCACTGGTATTGGTTCAACGGCATATCAATTATTCTTTGATGGATTTGGAAGTGGAGAATCTCATAGTCTTACACCGACAAAACCTGAGATTACTGGTTTTGCAGAAAAAGTAGTCGGAACTGTTGTTTGTAAGGAAGCACATAATTTAATTGCAAATGATCGTATCTCAGTGTCTGTAACACCAGGCATCACAACCTCTTTTGATATTCAGTTTGATGATACAACTCGCAGAACTTTTATTAATCCCATTAGTTTTGGCGCGGCTGCTGTAGATGTAAACAAAGATCAAATTACACTTCCTAATCATGGATATAAAACTGGCGATAAAATAATTTACAAATCAACAAGTCCAGCGAGTCCATTATTTAATGATTTTACATACTTTGTTGTTAGAATTGATAAAAATATAATTAAATTATCTGAGACTGCTTTTAAATCTAAAAAATTAATACCTGAGTGTATATCACTTACATCAACTGGGTCTGGACATAAAATTGCTCTTATCAACCCACCACTATCATTAACTCGTGGATATAAAGTTGGATTTGCCGTATCTGATACATCTCTGACTCAAGTTATATCAGGAAAGAGAAATCAAGTATTTGATTTTGAATTATTCAGAGATACAAACTTTACAAACCCATATTTTAATAATCCAGAAGATGATGGATTCCAAGTCATAGGTGTTGGAACAGTCGGAGTTACAACCACTGCAAGAGTTGATTTATCTGTCACAGATAACACTCCAGAGGATTTATTTTATAAACTAACACCTGTAAATTTAAATATCAATGCTCCATCTAAGAGAAATCCTATTGTTGATACTGATGTAATTAATCATTCAAGTTTAAAAATTTCAGATAGTGTCTACAATGGTGATTATATAATTACAGGTATCGGAAGCACTACATTCTCATTTGTATTACCATCTCAACCAGAAAAAGATGGATATACAAAAGAAGAGGCTACAACTTTAAAATATAACACATCATCAACTAGTGCTGTAGGATCTATAAACAGAATTAGAATAATATCAAAAGGTAGAAACTATCAAAATATTCCTGTTGTTACATCAATCGGTTCTACTCTTGGAGTTGGTGGTGTCATTAGATTGAATAGTAGTAATATTGGTAAGTTGAGAAACTACACGATTAAAAATTTAGGATTTGATTACTCAGCAGATAAAACAATTCAACCATCTGTGCAACTACCTCAGATACTAAGATTAGATAGATTATCTAAAATTGAAAATATAGGAATTAGTTCTGGTGGTAAAAATTATCTTGAACCACCAAATATCGTGATAATTGATCGTGTAACTGGTTTAGTCAAAAACGAAGTTCTAACTGAAACTGATTTACAAGGAACATCTATATCTGAAGTTAGAATTTTAAGAAATACAAACTCTTTATATGATACGAATCCAAAAATAGTTGCTACAAACAATAATAATGGAATCAAAGTTAAAAACTTAGATTTCACATCTGGCACAAATGTTGTAACGTTAACACTTGAGGGTGGTTACACTTCATCAACATATCCATTTACTTTAGGTGAGAAACTATATGTTGAAAACATAGGTATTGGTTCAACTGGAAGTGGATTTAATTCAGCAGATTATGATTATGAACCTTTTGTAATTACTGGTGTTAATACAAACCCAGGCGGAGGAAATGCAACTGTTTCTTACAAACTAGATTCATCAGTTACACAGCCAGGCACATTTAGTGCGGCAAAATCATCTGGTCAAGCGATACCTTTTGAGAATATTGCACAATTTGATATTGGTGTTGATACAAATCAATTTAGTGTTGGTGAAACTGTAAGCACAGGTGATAAACAAGGAACTGTTGTTGCATGGAATGAGAATAATAAGTATCTAAAAGTTCTTTCAAACGATACTTTTGAAGTTGGAGAATCTATTAACGGCGCATCTTCAAAATCTATCGCACTAATCGAACAGACATCAAAATTTAATTCTGTCTTCAATATTGATTCTAACTCAGAATTTAGAAGTGGATTCAGAAAAGAAACTGGAAAGTTAAACACTGAATTACAAAAACTTGCAGATAATGATTATTATCAAACATTCTCATATTCATTAGGAAGTGAAATTGATTATGACACATGGAAAGATCCAGTTAATAGTTTAGGTCACGTTGTTGGATTTAGAAATTTTGCAGATGTAAGTGTTGTATCAACAGCATCTACAGATGATAAGAATCGAAGAAATGCATCCGTAGGTGTTAGTTCTGCTGTTGCTGTGGTTGTTGCAGATTTGATAAGTGAGAATGAATCCCTTCATAACTCATATGATTTTGATTTAGTTACAGAAAACTCTAAGAATATTAATGGACAGTTTGCCTCTGATGAAATTAATTTTGGTAATAAGATTCTAACAGATTATATCGAATCAAGAACAAACAGAGCAATCTCAATTGATAGTGTTAGTTCTCAGTTCAATGACTTACCTCGTGCAACTGCGTTCTCTGATGTATTTGCTTTTGATATTGATGAAGTCGATGGTGTTAAATTCTATGTGTTACTTTTTGACACTAGATTTTCAGGTGAAAAAGAAATAATTCAGGTTAATCTAATTCATGATAGATCTATTGGTTACATGATGAAGTTTGGTCGTGTGGAAACATCTATTGACCTTGGTGATTTTGATTTTGCAATAACAGGAACAACAGGTAATTTAAGATTTGTTCCAGCCAAATCTAAGTTTAACAATTATGCTTTAAGATTATTTGCTATAGAAACATTTAAAAATACAGTTGCAGCTGAAGGAGATATTGGAACTGAGATAAATGTTGGAGTTGGTGTCAGTATCATATCCTCATCAACTGGTATTGGTTCTACAGATCCATCTCCAGTTCAAGTTGTGGGTTTTGGAACCACTGCGGTTACAACTACTAAATTACTTGTTCAAACACAAGAATTAGGCGGCAGAGAGAGAACTCAAATAAATGAGTTAGTTGTATTGAATGATAGTGAAGAGGTATATTTACTAGACTATGCACAGATGATTAATGATAACATATCTGGAACTAACGCTCCGAGTGTCGGACTTGGAACATTTGGTGCAGATGTAAGATCTGGTATCACAAGTGTTTACTTTACACCTGAGACTGGAATCGGTGTAACGATGAGAGTTCATCAAACATCTATTGGTTCAACTGCAACAGGTATTGGAAGTACAACCATATCACTGACAGAGTTATTATCAACAACTACTAATATTGCAGCAACAGGGACTCCACAGGCCACAAGAATAAGTGGAATTAATTCAAACACATATACTGCCTTTGATGCATTAATTGAAATACATGACACGACAAATGATAAGTATGCTGTTACTCAGGTAACTGCGATTCATGACGGTAGTGAACCTTTCTTTACAGAGTTTGGTTACATGGATAATTTCTCTACAAACAATACTTCAACATCTGGTCTTGGAGTCATTGGTGTTGGTTATTCAACAGCATCTGGTGGTGATATTGAACTTCGTTTAACTCCTCCAGCAAATACAGCAATCACAACTAAAGTATTCCAAAGAAACTTTAATGAAACTGGAACTGGTGGTGTTGGTTTTGTTACATTTACAAACTCTAGATTAAAATCTGCTGAGGGTTCATACACTGGAACAGAGAATGACATCAAGTTCTCATTCCCTCTAAAACATGCTGGAGATCCAGTATTCCATAAGACATTTGACTCGTCAGATGCTGCTGTGGTTGATGTTACTAATGATACATTTGTAGTTAATAATCACTTCTTCCAGACTGGTGAAGAATTAACTTATACACCAACTGGTGCTGGCACAACGATGAGTATCGGCATTGCAGCAACGGCGATCAGTGGAGTTGGTGTTACTACTAAATTACCATCCACAGTATTTGCAGTTAAACTTGCAGAAAATAAATTTAAGGTTGCTAGAACCGCAGCTGAGGCACTTCAAGCGATTCCAAAAGTTATTGATGTATCTGCTGTTGGAGTTGGAACGACTCATTCATTTACCTCAAAGAATCTTAACTCTAAGGCTTTAATAACTCTTGATAATAATATTCAAAGTCCAGTCATACAGTCCCCTGTAAACGTTAAACTATCATTTGATGCAGCGTTAGAGACAGACTTCATTACGATAACTGGTATATCATCATTCTTCTCAGGTGATACAATTAAAGTTAATGATGAGTTCATGAAGATTGATACTGTTGGTATTGGATCTACAAATAGAATACTTGTAAGAAGGGGAAGACTTAATTCTGCAATTGCAAATCATAGTGCTGGTGATACTGTTACCAAGTTCTTAGGTAACTATCAGATTGTTGAAGATACAATTAACTTTACAGATCCACCTAAAGGTGAGAAAGGCCCATCTGGTTTGACAACTACATCTACGTTCGCTGGTCGAGTCTTCACTCGAACTGGAATCCCTGGCGGAACACAAGAAACTTACGCAGATAACTTTGTGTTTGACACTGTAGAGGAACAGTTTACAGGAATCGCAACCAACTTTGTTTTAAAATCTAGTGGTTCAAACGTAACTGGATTTGCAACTAATACAGGTGTAATTCTCTTAAATGAAATATTCCAGAATCCAAATGATGATTACAATATCGTTGAAACTGCTGGTATTACCTCTGTAAGTTTCACAGGTGTCGGAGCTACAAATAATTATGATGTAAACATATCCTCAGTGCCTAGAGGTGGTATTATTGTTTCTGTTGGTGAGACCACAAACTTTGGTTATCAACCTCTAGTCGCTGCTGGTGGAACTGCGATTGTATCTGCTGCTGGAAATGTTGAATCTGTATCAATTGGAAACAGTGGTTCTGGTTATCGAGTTGGATTACAGACAAATATACTTGTTAAGGCTCGTGGTAGTTCTGGTATCGTAACCATAGGTAAGGCAAATGTATCTGCTGGTATAGTTACATCTGTCACCATTACAAATGGTGGTGGTTCTGGATTTAGTTCTGCAACTCCTCCAGTTCTTGAATTTGAAAAACCACTTAATTATGAAAACTTAAGATTAGTTGGTAGTTCAACAGGTATCGGTGCATCCATATCAGTTCGTGTTGGTACTGCATCAAGCATAATTAGTTTTGAAATTACAAACTTTGGATATAATTACAAGATTAATGACGTTCTTACAATAGAAGAGGGTGGACAAGCTGGTATTTTAACAGATGCTAATAAAGTAGTTAAGGACTTCCAATTAACTGTTCTTGATACATTTAATGATAGTTTTGCTGGATTCACATTTGGTGAACTAGAAAAATTAAATAGTTTTGAAAGTTTATTTGATGGTGATAGAAGAACGTTCCCAATCACTAAAACTATTGGTGCAGTTGAAACACCGATTACTATAAGAGCTGCAAAAGGATCTCCGATTAAAGTTGCAGATAACACTTTAATATTCTTAAATGATATTCTTCAAGTTCCTAATGAAAGTTATGTGTATAGTGGTGGTTCGCAAATCACATTCTCTGAAGCTCCTAAAGCAGATGATAAATTAAGAATTTATTACTATCGTGCATCTGATGACGATGTTCTTGAAGTTGATATTTTAGAAACAGTCAAAACTGGTGATCAATTAACAATTAATAAATACCCTGATGTTGGTCTAGATGAGGCATTCCAACAAGAACCAAGAACAGTTACAGGTATTACAACATCTGATACAGTAACTACAAATACTTATGTTAATGCTGGAATTACAACTGTTAGAACACTTGAAAGACCAGTTACTTGGAAGAAACAAACTCAAGATGTATTTGTTAACAACATAGGAATTGGTAAAGATAGAGTTGAATTAGAACCTAATATTAGACCAACTGCATATATTATCAAGAGTGTTTCTGCTGGTTCGAGTGAGGTATTTACAGACACAGCAGTTCCAATGTTTAATCAACTAGATGATCTTGTTGAAGTTAAACAGAAAGTTTTAATTCTTGATCGCACATCTAAAACTGGAGTTGCTGCAACTGCTGTTGTCTCTGCTGGTGGTTCAATAACCAGTGTTGTAATATCTGATGGTGGTTCTGGATATACTGTTGCACCAAAAGTTTCTATCGGTGTCACTGCTGGAATAGGTACGATTACTGCTGGAGTTGGCACAACATCTGGAAACGCAACTGCGGATGCAACTGTGTCTGCTGCTGGGACAATATCTGCGATTACAGTTACATATGCTGGATTTGGATATACTCATACAAGTCCACCATTAGTCATGGTAGAACCAGAAGCGGTAACTCAAGATGAATTAAGAAGTATTAAATATCAGGGTGATTTTGGTGAAGTGGTTGGAATCGGAACATCAACTGTTGCTGGAATCGGAACAGCATTACAGTTTGATTTGTTTATTCCAAAAGGATCTGTTCTTCGTGACACATCAGTAGTAGGAACTGCTGTAACTGTAAGTGGTATTGCATCTGGATATTACTTTACTGTGTTTGATAGTAATATTGGAAGTGGTTTGACATCATATGATAATCCGATTGGAATCACAACAGTTGGAATTGGAACTTCCTTCCTAGATAATATATACAAGGTGCATAGTGCTAAAACTATACAAGGGCCTGCTCTTGGTATTGGTGCGACTGCTTTGAGAAGAGTAACTGTGAGTGTTAGTTCAACTGAAGGTATTGGTATCGGAAGTGGATCATTTGGTAAGTTCTCATGGGGTCGTTTACACGACTTTGTTAAGAAGGATACCAAGGCATTTACAGCGATTACTAATGATGGTATCACAGGAATTAAGACTGGCCCTGTAATCATTAGAACTAGTGATTTAAAAGAGTCCTATTCTTAATATAAATAAAAACAAAAAGTCATTGATAAAATGTCAGCAATTATAACTGATCAACTGCGAATATTAAACTCTGAGAATTTTGTAGCGGGGATAGCTTCAACTACGAATAGTTATTATGCGTGGATTGGTCTCCCTAACCCAGCAGATTTTCAGTCAGATTGGAGTGAAAATCCACCATCACCAAAAGATTCTTTTAGTGAGGAGAGAGATTATTGGGATACAATGATCGCACTCAAGAAGTTGAATTCAGATGATATTGCAAGAGTCGTTAGAAAGATAACTTGGTCATCAGGTACAACATATGAAATGTATCGAGATGATTATTCTCGTTCAAACTTGTCACCACAAACTAGTTCAACTAATTTGTATGACACGAATTATTATGTAATGAACCAAAACTTCCGTGTTTATATTTGTTTACAGAATGGAACAAATCCAGAGAACACCTCTGGAAGACCATCTCTTGACGAACCACTATTCACAGATTTAGAACCAAGATCTGCTGGTGCATCTGGAGACGGATATATTTGGAAGTATCTATTTACAATCGACCCAAATAGTATTATCAAATTTGATTCAACAAGTTTTATCCCTCTACCACAAAGTTGGTCAACTAATAATGATGTGGCTGCAGTTAGAAACAATGCTTCAACGAGTGGACAGTTGAAAATTGTTACAATTACAAATCGTGGTGTTGGTTACGGAACTGCTGCAACTTACAACAATGTTCCTATCAAAGGTGATGGAAGTGGTGGTAGATGTTCTGTTGTGGTAAACGCCGCTGGTAAAATAGACTCAGTTGAGATAACTAATGGTGGTTCTAATTACACATTTGGAACTGTTGGACTAAGTGATGTTGGATTAGCAAATCCATCAGGTTCTACAGACGCTGCATTTAATGTCATCATTCCACCTCAAGATGGACATGGTGCTGACGTGTATAAAGAATTAGGTGCAAATCGTGTTCTCATATATTCTCGTTTAGAGAATGATACATCAAACCCTGATTTTATTGTAGGAAACCAGTTTGCTCGTGTAGGTCTTTGTAGAGACCCTCTTGCTTTTGGTTCAGATAATAAACTTACACTTTCAAAAGCGAGTGCTGTATATGCACTAAAACTTACTGGTGCTGGATCAACAACAACAACTTTCACATCTGATGCAGAGGTTACTCAAGAGATAGGTATTGGTTCAACTGCTGTTGGTCGTGTGATTAATTATGACGCAACCACAGGTGTTCTTAAATATTGGCAAGATCGCAGACTTGCAATATCAACAGATGGAACTGCACCAACATACGGATATGAACTATTCAGATTTAATGCTGACCCTGCGACTGGTGCTGGAACAACAGTGTTTGGTGGAACAAACAATCTAAATATAGATACCAATTTCGGAACTTCTCTATCGCCTGGTCTTTCTACCTCAATAAATAGTAGGACTTATAATTTAGGAATGAGTTTTGTGAAAGGTGTTGCTAACCCAGAGGTTGAAAAATATAGCGGTGATATCATTTACGTTGATAACAGAGCTGCTGTTACTCGCAGTTCACAGCAAAAAGAAGACATC